GTCGCTGGAACGTATTTAATCAGTATGAGGAGTTGGTGGTGAGGGTTCAAAATAAACTCTCGGTAACCCTGTAAAGAACAGGGGTTGGAAGTCTTCACCAGCTGCGACTAAGATATCAAGGACATATTTAGCATGAGCTTTGGATTGACCTAAGATATGGAGCTGTTGAAGAGATATGTAGTCAGAGTCACCTGTGTAGTCCAACCTTTTACCAGGAATCATGCGCCATGGGTTGTACCACGGGGCTTCCACTGTTAATGATGGATTCACAGACGGATGCATTACTGCAGAACCAGACATACTGGCTGCAATTCTGTTCGTGACTCCTTTAAGTGCATTGCGAGAAACCTGATCAGCACTCGAAAAGGTAGTTGGATCATAGTAAGTAACTGTTCTGGCATATTTAGGTGTACCAATGGAAGTGGCGCCTGTATTGTTGACATAAATGGGCCAAGAAAGGGAACCACCTCCGAACATCAAATACTTAAAGCGAACCGCACCACGCCAACCAGCGTGGGCCATAGTGACCCAATGCATTAGGGTGGTGGCCGCATAATTGTATTTGGCAGGAGCAATTGCACCATTGCCATAGGCGCCAGGCACGTTTCCTCTAAACATCGGATAAGCCGTATGGCGCACAGAAATCTGGGCATCATTGGCGCCACCCCCTATGTTTATGCACAGTGGTACGCTTATGGAGTGCTCATATCTTTTCAACAAAGTTCTGAAGGAGGGTATGGATTCCCCATAAAACACCAAATCAGTTGAATCAACAACCTCGGTATTCTGAATAGCGTCCTTCTCCGAATGTTCACCATATGCAGGATCTCCACCAGCAACGGCACATTCCTCACCCGATTGTGGTTCATAACCACTCTGGGGTTTGAATGTAAAGTACCCAAGTGTGTCGTTAGGTTCGATGACTTTAAAGTCTGGACCTGCGGATATATAGACATTAACCCACACTGTACTTGCTGAACCAGTGGATGTTGTCAGCGGGTTAACAACAAACACTCCTAACACTCCGTTACCAGGGGCGCCAGTCGTAAAAAGCACTGACTGACTATGCATATCTGAAGAGCTTGTGAATCCTGGGAAACTATGGTTTAGATACGTAAGTGTCTTACCATTACCGATAGATAATGTAATATCGGTGGTTTCACCTATATCCACAATCTCTTGTTTGTTAACATTGAATTCCCCGTCCGCCACAAAGGAAGAAGGGAATTGCTTAGGTTCATAAACAAATCTTAACCTACCCTTGTGATGAGACGAACAGCACACCTGGAATCTAAAATTCAAAGTGCCAGTCCACCTATTAAAAGGGAGACTGGCCATAGCAGTGGCAGTCAATGTATAACCCCCATCAGACGTCTCAGCAAATTGACAAGGATCCACCCTTGTGTTCCATAGTAATGTGTCAGGTGAATCACTAGTCTGCAGAGGAAATTGGGCATACCAGCTCTCCCTGCAGGCTATATTAGATATGCTGAGGGTGTCACCAGGACTAAGTCCAACAATTCTGGGGTCGATGGTGGTTTCCTGTTTATCATCCACTGACATCTTAAATACATTTTCAGGCACAGTGCCATTGGCTAAATTTCCCGCATAACTGGGTTGCACCAAGGTGGGTAACTTACCAGTTACGGGTCTAGAAAACCCAAACTGTTTGGCAACACTACCAACAGCTTCAGCAACCTTACCAGTCGACGTGGCATATGGGCCTATGACAGGTAACTTCGACAATGCACCAGATGCCGTGGCTATCGCGGATGCAGGACCAGAAATGAGACCTGTATTCACTCTGTCGGATTCTAATCCAGATTGAGCAACGATACCATCAGCGTTGATGCTCGTAGGAACTGCCAATTGAACTTCAGATGCCCAAGCAAACACAGATATGGTCAAAGGATCTGTCCCACCAGATGTGTGATTGAGGACAGCCAGATCCCTAATTCTAATGGTACCGAGGGTGCCAGCAGAACCTGTAGTCACATCCAAATAATCCAAATGGTAGAAAAAAGGAAGTGTCAGTACCCCTCCTGAAGACGTTGTTGGGTTCAAGAAAATCCTTGGGCACTGTGACAATGAGACCAGATCTCCAGCGTCTCCAGCAAAACCATTAGTTTGGTCAAACGACGAACATGGTAAATATGAAGCCATAGCTCTTCCAAAGTAAAAACTATTGCCATTGATAACAAATTTGACATGCAGCTTTAAACTCATGAGAGCAAAATTGGAGATTCTGTTTGACACGCGCTTGTCTGTTAAGAATCTGGTCCAAGGATCAAATGATACATTGATTGGCGTGCCAAGAGTCCATGTAGCTTCATATATTCTAATTGGCCGGGATAAGAAATCCCCAAAACTGGCTGTTTCAGACCCGTTTCGGGACCGAGTAGCCTCCAAAGGACCGGAGGCATCGACACACTCACCAACATCAGCATCACGAAATCTCACATTTTGCTCCATTGACAACATAGAACAGCCTCCCGGGTTCACAGTGGTCTCGAACCCGGACTGAGGCTGTGTCTTAATTTCCTCATTGGAACAAATGCAATGCTCGTGATGGCAAAATGTACATAAACCCGAGAATGGGAAATCCATCACATTCGCGGGCGAACGCCTCTCGCGAGCG